CCACAACTACATGATCGACTGCAAGATCACACATAGTCATCATTCTATTTGCTTGTCGCTTTCTACCATTTTCTGTAAAATCCCAATCTTCAAATAGCTTTCTAATATCATCAGCATTAAAGTGAGGTATCTTTTTACCTTCTATTAATTTTTTAGCAAATGTAGTTTTCCCTGATCCCGGTAATCCAAATATTAATATTTTCATAAACAAACATGTTTGTATTTTTTAATAATATTTTCTGGTATTTTTTTTATATAAGGATTTAATTGTTTTTTTATTTTAGTTTTAATCGTATGCATATTTTTACCAACTACTGAATCATCATAAGAGATACCATTAACTTTAAATTGAGATAATTTATTGTAGTTATGTTTAAAATAAGGAATATTTAAAAAAGTATATATTTTTATTATTTCATTCTCAGTATTTGAAACAAGATCATTATAAGTTAAGAAATGGCATTTATCTTTATTTTCTTCTTTTAAAGCATTTTTAATTGAACTTAAGCTTTTTATTATAGCTCCATTTTTACTCATAATAAAATTTAATTTTTCTTCTATACTTTTATTTTTTAATTTATTTGGAAAAGCCGTTGGTTCAGTTTCAAACCATTTAATATATGAAGCAAGAACATCTAATAGATCTCTCCAAATAATTATACATTTAAAAGGTTTTTTTAAATACTTATTTATTAAATATTTATTTCCTTTATTTAAAATAGCACTTCTTTCTATTATATATTTACATTTCCAATCTTTATAATAAGTGTCATATATTGAAAATAAAACATTATCTAATGATTGATGGTCTGGAAAATTTTTAAAAACCTCTGTTCTTTTTAATAGATAAATACTGTTTAATATCCCTGGAGTAATAGAATTAGCTGTAACTGATATATCTGGATTTTGGTTCATTATAGAACTAAATAACGTATTACCTGATCTTGGCATAGCTAATAAAAAAAACATTTCTTTCATTTTTTTAAATCTGCAGGTAATCCCAAATGTAATCTTTTATCGTATACATTTTCTTCAGAACCTTTTGTTTTTAAATTATTATAATGTAAAAATACTTGAGCACAATTTTCTCCTTCAAAAGAATCTCTCCAATGTTTTAGCTCATTTCCTTTGTAAATTAACATGTCTCCTGGATTTAAATTAATTTTAATTCCTGGAAACCCCTCTTTACCAGACGGTTCTAAATATATAGGCCAAGGATCTCCACCTAAATTTAATGTTGTAGATATCTCACATGAAAACCTATCTTTATGACGATGTAGTACATCCCCTTTTTTATAAATTCTAGCATATGAATAGTTTGGATTTAATTTTAATTCTGTTTCTTTTTCCATAAGTGGTTGAAGTTTTAATAATAAAGTTTCCATTACTATATCAGCGTAATGTGAATATGTATTAGGAACTTGTTCATCATTCCATATTCCAAAATATAAAATAAAAGGTGATATGTATTTATTTTTAAATAAAGTTTTTGCAACCTGTCTTTTTAATAAAAAATAATCATAACAAAAATTAGCTAATTCTATTGAAATAGCATTTTTTATTACTATGTATTTATTTATTTTAAATTTATTCATAATTTTAAAATAAGTTATTATTTATATATTTCTTTTTTTAAGAATTTAAATAAAGATGGTTTGTTTTTAACTACTCTATTCCATTCTTCTTTTCTAATATCAAGCATTTCAATAGCATTTTGCCATTCTATTTTCAATGTTTCTCTATCCACCATATTTTTATGCATAATAGTATCTAAGTCAGTAGGTGACCAATGCATACCTGCAGCAATACAATGTAATCCACCGTTTTCATTAAAATGATAATTAATGTCTCTTTGATTAGCTGTTGATAGCATTCCCTCTATATAACTTGGTTTTAAGCTAATTAATTTATCTTCCCAATTTTTATTAAAATTATTTTTCCAATAAGGTGTATCTTTTCTATGAGATAATGCATAATGTAATGCTACAAATTCTGCAAAATTTCTAAATAATCTTTTGCATTGAAAAGTATAATTATCTTTATCCCATTGTGACACTTCATCTCTTTGTATATTTCTAAGTAAAATCATTAAAAACTCATGAACAGAAAATAAACCATTACTCTCTAATGGTTCTATAAATCCAGCTGATAATCCAATAGCACATACATTTTTAACCCATAATCTATCATGAATTCCAACTCTCATTTTAATATTTTTAAATTCTAATTGATCCAAGGGTATTAATTTATAAAGTTCTATTTTCATTAAATATTTTTTAAATTCAATTAACGCTTCTTCATCGGATACAAATTTATCTGAATAAACATATCCAGTTCCTATTCTACTCCACAGTGGAATATTCCATACCCAACCATTTTCAATAGCGGTACAATTTGTATAACCAACTAATTCTTTTTCTTTATCTATATAAGGTATTCTTGTTGCCCATGCTGAGTTATTCGGAAGCATGTCCGCATATGATTCAAACGGTTCTTTTAAAGTTTTACTAAGCAATAATGATTTAAATCCTGTACAGTCTATATACAAATCTGCACTATATTTATTATTTAAAGATTTAATTCCATCTTCATCTTGTTCAACGGAAACAATATCTTCTTTAATATGTTTTACTCCTTTTGGTATTGCATAATTGTCTTTTAACCATAATCCAAATTTAGTTGCATCAAAATGATATGCCGTATCTTTTTTAAAATTAAAAGGTATTTCATTTTTTTCATTATAAAAACATTTGTTTTGATTTACTAATGCCATTTGAGGATAATGACATTCTACATAGTCACTGTAAGGAGTTTTATTATAAATAAATTTTTTAAACCACCAATCATTTAATCCTCCAATATTACCTCTTAAATATGGATTACCAAATGGATAATGAAAACTTTCTCCTTTTTTATAAAAATCTGTAAATTTTATACTTAATTTATAACTTCCATCAGTTTTAGAAATAAAATCTTTATCATTTATACCAAGATAATTAGTCCATAATTTTATACCACCTATAGTGCTTTCTCCAACTCCAACTGTTGGAATGTTAGGAGATTCTATTAGAATTACTTCTTTTTTTGGAAAAGCTTTTATTAAAGTAGAAGCAGTCATCCACCCAGCTGATCCACCACCAACAATAATAATTTTTTTCATTTAAAGGGATACCCAATATTCCATAAAACTAAAGAGTACCTTGTTCCTTTAGTAACTGGAGTTACTCTATGCCAAACAAAACTTGGAAATACACAAATAGATCCCTTTGGTAATATTTCAACACAATCTCTTATTACAGGTTTACCAGATTTATTATTCCTAAAATCAAATTGAAGTTTTCCACCAGAATAATCTTCAGGATCAGATAAAGATATTGTTACAGAAAGTTTTCTTATTTTACCATGAACATCTAAGTTATCCGGTTGATTATATGGAGCTTCCCAACTATCACAATGCCAATCATAAAATTGATTTTTTTTGTATATAGTAAATTGACATGATTCTGATCTATTCCATTCAAAATTCCAACCAGCATTTTTATTAGCGGTATGTATAAATGGATGAATTTCATTATAAATCCACTGGTCATTTAACCAAACAACATTAGAATTTCTAATATTTTTTATTTCTTTTTTATCTTTATTTGTTAATTTTTTATTTTTAACTTTATTACTAATATCACCTACTAAACCTAATTCTTTTTTTTGATTTTTAGCGTGCTTTATTACATCATCACAAAATTTTGAGGATAATTCTTTAGTAAAAAACCAATAATAATTATTTAAATTCATTTCTAATGTTTAGAAATATCAAAAATATCTATACTAGTAAAGGGTTATTGTTTTTCCCAAGATAATGTTAATGGATTCCAAGAAACTAGATCATTATTTTCGTCATTTCCAATCCATTTTATAATACTTTCATCCCACCTAATTCTATAACGTTGATATTCAATTGGATTTTGAGGATTGTTTTCTTCTCCCCCTATAATTTTATTTGTAAATCTAATAGTTGGAAAAGCAACAGGAGCCTGCCAGTCATCATTTTCATTCAAAATCCAAGAAGGATGTTGTTGTTGTTTTATAAATTTATTTTTTATTGAATCATAATAGTATCCAATCCCTGCAAATTGTTTTCTAAAATTATTATTATATGAAGTTTGAACCCACTTAACTCCATTGCTTGAATACCCTGCAATTTTTCCAAAATTTTCAGCAGCTTGTTCGGATTGTTCTCCTCCATTATTTGCGATATCTTGATTACAAGCAACTAATACTCGTAAAACAATACCATTAGAATCTATTTCAGCAAAATGAGCCATTAATCTGTACCTACAGTCAAACTTCCAGTAACAGTGAAAGTTGCTAGTTTATAAGTTGGTGTAGTCGTAACTGTGTTTGTCCCTGGAGAAACAGAAAATTTATCTGTAGGGCTTGCTCTTAAATAAATAATACCACCGCTTCCAGCTGCACCCGAATTTCCAGGTAATGACCCCGAACCTCCACCGCTTCCATGTCCAGTTGCGGCACTTCCAGGTGACGATACTCCTCCATTTCCACCTCCTCCAGTTCCGCCAGTTCCTCCAGAACTTGGAAAACCTCCTCCTCCGCCTCCTCCAGCGTAAGTCACTGATGAACCAGAAATTGAACTTGTTGCACCATCACCACCATTTATACTATTTCCAGGACCTCCAGTAGAAGCACCTCCTCCACCACCTCCGGCAGTAGATACTGCACTAGTAGGACCAAAACCAGGTGTTCCTTGTGCAGGTGATGTTGGTGGAGTATTTCCAGCTCCTCCTACACCATAATATCCTCCCGAACCAGATCCACCAGAAGAACCTGCTCCAGATGCAAGAACACCTGCTCTTGCTCCTCCAGCAGAAGTTATAGTATCAACTGTACTATCTATACCTTGTCCTCCAGCACCATAATTCGGTGCTCCACCAGCACCTCCACCGCCTACTGTTATAGTATGAATTTTTGCTGCTAATTTTAATTTTGTTCCTCCAGGAAAAGATGTTCTATACCCACCAGCACCTGCTCCATTTCCATGGTAACCGCCCATTCCTCCTCCGCCGCCAGCTACTACTAAATAATCAAACTCAACTGATGCTGCTCCATCAGATGTTAATCCAAATCCTTTTGCTGATCCAGCTCCGCGTGTTGAATTAATAGGCATTCTTTCTACTCCTTATTTAAATTGAGTTTGCGCTGCTAATATTGTGTAAGTTGATGCCGCTGTTTTGATTGCTGTGTAAGTGTAGACATCATTAGATGAAGCATTTCCA